GGTATTCCGTTAATCTCGAAAATCGTAGCTTCCCCATGCACCCTCTAGCGGTACGCAGGGCGTCCGCTCGCTACGCTCGCTGTTCCGTTTGTATGCTGTCGCATACTCGCTCACTTAAGTGGGTGCTACACTACGCTACGCTTCGTTCACCTCTGTGCGTCCGTTCGCTTCACTCACTTCTGTAATATAGTTAGTTACATCTAACACGCACTTGCTCACGTCCGTTCACTTGTACCTGTGATGGGCTTGTTTAATATTGTATTTATAAAGTACAATGTTATCCAATTAATTATAGCAAAACTATTGACAATTAAAAGCTACAATGCTATAATGTAATTACAGTAAAGGAAAGCAATAGATTCAAGAAAAAGGAGAATTAAAACTATGAAAAATTTAAAAGCAACTATCAGTACAAATGATATCATTGAAAACATTAAATTCCATGTTGACGCAACTATTAAATATTATGAATGTGGTAACGCCACATGGGTTAATAATTTAAGAATAGCATATAAAGGATTGTCAGTATTATCATTATACGCTCAAAAGAAAAATAGCAGTTTTGAAGGCGCATGGAACGAGATAATGGAACTAACAGGCTTTACAGAACTCTATAAAATTAAAGAGGTATCGGATAAATTAAAGGAATTGAGATAAATAATGAGTAGGGCGAAAGCCCTACACACTACACTCAAAAATGTTTCACGTGAAACATAAGAAAGGAGAAAAAATATGGAAAAATTAACAGAACATGAGTTGGAAGTATTAAAAGAAGCAGAAGACATTTTATTTATTCACGGTGACTATGGTACTAAATCCATATTTGATGATGCCTTTACGGAACTCTATAAAGCACTTAGAAGTTATTATATGTCAGAAAAGAGGGATGAAGAATGTCAGAATGGATAACCCACGCACAAGTCCGCAAGCGTTTCCAAGACCATTTTTGTGAAACACTTTATGAACACCCGGAACTCGTAACTCCTCACACTGTTGAAGAGTACGAGCACATCAAAGACATTATGAGAGAGGAACACGGAACTGCCCTTTCATTATGCAACACAACATACAGGACAAACCTACACTATGCGTTCTTGTATAAAATCAAAGAAGCCGTATATGATAACGGCAAATACTACATTGCATATATAACAAACGACCAGCGCATTGATGTACCAATCAGCGCAACATTAATAAAGGAGTTATATTCATGGGTAGAAGAAAAATTAAAAGAAAAATAAAAAGTATTATAGAGTCAATTATTTTTATGATAGTATTAGCAATAGTATTTTTTGGTACATTTTGCTTTACATCACTTGTCATAGAAGTCTTTGAAACGATATTTTAAATTAGTAATAGCATTTTTGGAGGGACATATAATATGAAGAAATTACCGTATATATTATTTTACATCTTTGCAGTTTTAGTTGTCATTCACATTTTTATTCAGTCAATAGCACTTGACTACATTATATTATTTTAGAAAAAATTTAATAAAATTACTTGACAAATACAAGTAAATCTGATATACTTAATAATGTAAGGAAGATAAATATTTATCCAACTTGCATATACCACACCATAAGGGCGGTGCTACCAACACCGTCCACTCACAAAAATAACAGATATCCCGACACCCAAGTAGGCGAAAAAATCGGTGGTTACGTGTACAGGTTCGATTCCTGTTATCTGATTCGTCTTCATTAGAAGACGCGTATACATTCTTATTCAGCCCAACAGGCACTGTAAAAAATAAAGAACAGAAAGAGGTGAAAAGAACAATGGCAAGAGCTAGAAAAGTAACTCGTACAATCGCATCAACTAAAGTTATCGTTATGTGTGCAGACACACAGACAGCAAAAGTTGAAAACTATGAGGTAACAATCGCAGGTACTTACACAGATGATAAGAAACTGATGAAAGCCGTTACTAAAGTAGTAGAGACAGAAACACTCAAACCAGTGGCAGTAGTTTCAACAGAAGTGATTGAGACACTCTACGGAATGGACGAGCAGAAGTTCATCGAACTTGCAGAGGTATTACCTGCAAGAACAAAGAAAGACATTGAAGAAACAGACGCAGAATAATAACAAGTAAAAGAAAAAAGAATAGGAGAAAAAAGCAATGAGCAAAATTACAATTACAAACGCAAGCAGAGAGTTAACAGAGGTAGAGCAGTATCTCATGACAATGGATGCAGGAATCACTTCCATGAAAGACGTGGCAGACGGTGAGTCTATTCCTGTGGAAGCTTACCTTGAATACACGGATACAAAGAATGACGGAACAGAAGCAGAGTTGCTTTCTATCATCACTGTAGATGGCAAGGTCTACAGCACACAGTCCGCAACTTTTAAGAGTTCCTTAAAATCCATTCATGAGTTAATGCATGGTAAACCGTACGCAATCGTGAAACGTAGCGGAGAAACGAAAGCGGGCAGACCGTTCGTAGATTGCGGTCTGGACGTAAACTTTGTAAAATAAGTAAAGCATTCATAGCACTTTAATTTTCCTTCTAAAAATAGAACAGTAGGGCCGGCAGAACGCCTGCCCTCTTTTTTAATCTTAATGTTTCATGGCGACACAATGTTTCACGTGAAACATAATAAACGTGAGAGGTGTGATAAAATTGAAAAAGAGCAAATCAAAGTATAGTCAATACTATAAGCAATATCAGCGTAAAGTTTCCGCATTAAGAAAACAGAATATCGAACTCCGCGGGGCAAGCGTATACCAAACAGAATCAGAACTGCGTAAGTGGGGCATCCAAGGAAGAGACCTTGCAAGAATTACAAGACAGCTGAAAGCAGACATTAAGAACATTGCAAAGCAAGAAGCCTACTCAACTACAACAGGTGAAATCTCAACCGTGGAGAAACTCAAACATAAGCAGGCATCCGAACGAGCCAAGCGTGGAGCTGAGACAAGGAAACGTAATAGGCAGGCAGAACAGGAGTTTTGGGCAACAGACAAACAACCAACTACTTACGACTTAGATACAGAGGCGCATTTAAGGCAGCCACAGTTGGGGGATATCACAAACGATAACTTCATCACAGAGTTTTTAAGTAGAATCACAACGCCAGTCCCGACAGAGACCGTATACGGTAAAAGAAGAAAGAATATAAACATTCAAAGGTCGGAAGAAGCGCAGTCAGCACTATTAGCATTATTCAGAAATACGATAAGTAAAGACGGAGACATTGTTGTTGGTGAGAAACTAGCTAATGACTGGGATGCAATTAAATTACACTTAGAGGTGATTCTTACAGACTCTAAAGGTGTAAATGTTGCGTCATCCTTAGAAGCCATAGGTGAAATTATCAGCGGAAGAAATCTATCTATTACAGAACGAGACGCTTTAAACGCAGAGCAGGAGAACATGTTATCATGGGATATTGAGGATAACACCTATGAATAGTAAACGTACAACAAGAATGTTCATGTGTGACTTTGAAACCACAGTATACGACAACCAAGACCATACGGAAGTATGGGCGGTTGCCGTTGTGGAACTGTTCACAGAGAATGTCACGATACTGCATCACATAGAAGATATGTTTACTTACTTTCGTGCGTTGGATACTAACATTATAGCATTTTTCCATAACCTTAAATTTGACGGTGCTTTCATTCTTGACTATCTTCTAGCACAAAAAGGATATCCACAAGGGCTAACTAAAGAAGATAACAATTATGTTTGGAAGAAGAACAAGGAACTAATGACTAACGAGGTGAGATACTCCATATCCGATAAAGGCATGTGGTATTCCATCACACAGAAACTACCCAACAACAAGCTATTAGAGTTCCGTGACTCTTTAAAACTTTTACCATTTTCTGTAGAAGTAATAGGTAAATCATTCGCGACCAAGCACAAAAAGCTAGACATGGAATATACTGGATACAGATATGCAGGCTGTGAAATCACAGACGAGGAACGTGAGTACATAGCCAATGACGTTCTTGTGGTAAAAGAAGCACTTGAAATCATGTTACAAGAGGGACACGACAAGTCAACCATTGGTTCGTGTTGTTTGGAAGAGTTTAAAAAAGGGTACGATAAAACAGATTATGCACAGTTGTTTCCCGATATGTACAAGATTGAAACAGGTATTAAAAAATACCCGTCAATGGGTGATTACATTCGTAAGTCGTATCGTGGTGGTTGGTGCTACCTTGTAAGAGGGAAAGAAAATAAAATATACTACAAAGGAACAACAGCAGATGTGAATAGCTTATATCCATCCATGATGCATTCTGACAGTGGTAACTATTACCCAGTAGGAAAACCACACTACTGGTGCGGTAACTTTATTCATGAGGATGCGCTTAAGAAATCACCACAAGGTGAACCACGTTATTTCTTCTTAAGAATCCGCACAAGGTTTCACGTGAAACATGGATATCTTCCATTTATACAGATAAAAGGTTCACCGCTCTACCGTGGTACAGAAATGCTAGAAACAAGTGATGTATACAGCAAGAAACACGACAAGTATTTTTCTTATTACTATGACAGTGATAATAACAGACATGAAGCTATTGTGGAAATGGTTGTTACTTGCACTGACTATTATTTAATGTTGGAACATTATGACTTGTATGATTTTGAAATCATAGATGGTGTATGGTTCTACGCTATGAAAGGAATCTACGACGAATACATCAACAAATACGCAGAGATTAAGAAGAAAAGTAAAGGGGCACAACGCACTCTTGCAAAGCTATTTCTTAACAATCTGTATGGAAAACAGGCAAGCTCAAAGGACAGCTCATTTAAAATTGCATACGTGAAAGAAGATGATTCACTTGGTTTTATCAGACAGGAAGAGAACAACAAGAAAGCAGGCTACATCCCTTGTGGTTCTGCTATCACATCATATGCAAGGGAGTTTACAATCCGAGCCGCTCAAAAGAATTATCATGGTGTTAATGAACGAGGTTTTATTTACGCCGATACTGATTCCATTCATTGTGACTTAGAACCCGACGAGATTGTTGGCATCAGAGAACACCCGACAGAGTTTAATTCGTGGTCACTGGAATCATGTTGGGATATTGCTACATTTACAAGGCAGAAAACATACATTGAACACGTGACTCATGAAAACAGAGAGTCGATTGAAGAGCAGTTTTACGATGTAAAGTGCGCAGGTATGCCAAGCAAGTGCAAGAACCTGTTTGTACTATCCATGCAGGGTAATGCAGATATCAATGGCTACACAGAGCCAAGAACAGGCACGCACAAGGAATGGACAGAAGAAGAAAAACAGTTTTTGTTTAAAGACGGTAAACCTATCAAGCGTGATTTATCCGATTTTAAAATAGGCTTGAAAGTACCCGATAAACTCCGTCCAAAAAGAATGCGTGGCGGTGTGTTACTTGTTAATACCAGTTATGAAATGAGGTAGAAACTATGAAAATAAGATTGCAAGACGCTATAAAAACATGTGCTAATACGCCTTGTAAAACGTGTGAATATAATAAAAATGGGGAATGTATAGCTAAAATTAACGGTGATATTCCACGGGATTTTTTGGGGTATTATTGTTTATGTAAAACTGTACCCGAACTGGCAAAAGCACTGTACACGAATGAGGAGATTGAACTATGAAAACAACAGTAAGAGAATTAATTGAAGTTTGTTCAACCCATTATTGCACTGGTTGTGAGGGATGTGATTTCTACGCTTACAAGTGTTATACCCCAACCTATCCGCATATACCACGTGATGCTAAGAAACACAGCAAATTTAAGAAAGAGAAAGAACTTAACAAAGAGGTCACATTAAGACTAGACAAATAAAAAACAAAAAGGTACAATGCATAATGCAAAGTACCTTTTATTTATATCATGAACTACTGGTGAAAACGGTCTAAAAGCTGTTAAGCTAAGGGAGCAACCCCGACCATAACAACGGTGGTATCTTCCACCCATGCGACCCGTTATTATGTTTTTCGCTTTCTGACAGTAGATGATACCATTAATAACTAAGAGCCTGCAATACAGCTTCTTTACACTGTAAGTCCTTAAATCGAAAGCACCCACGCTCAAAGAAGTACCGCATATTTGACAGGAACAAGTCGTTGCTCTTTAGCATCACGTAATTAACGTTGTGGTCATCTGTCGTAATACTGATTCTATACGGATATGTCTTGTCAGCTCTGTCATCACAGTAGATAATACCCAAGTCCATATACTCTTTAATCGCATAGTCTCTACCCATATATCTAAGAGTGGCAACATAAGTACAATCTCCATCGGGTTTCTCAATAAAGGCGTTACTGTCATTAAGGTAAGTAGCCTGTGCAGAATAAGCCACATAATCATCACTGATAAACGCCCGATTGAAGCCACTTTCTGTCTGTGCCTTACTTGCACTTTCATTATATCCCTGCTCTAGTACGAATCCATTACCTCTTAAGAATTTCGTGTCGCTTTTCAGTCGGTTTGAAATTTTCATAGCAATATAATAAGGGTTAATAAGAGAAACAGGATTCGCCATCATATAGACAGGTACATAGCGAACTTGCTTTCCCTGTCCACGTGCGATAGACGTGTGGATGGAAATGAACTTCTTCACTTCATCTGTACAATAGCGGTTCGTTTCACTTTGGAACTCGTCAAATATTAAACAGGAAATGTCGCTGAACATATGAGAATTCTTCTTAACAGCGTCTGCATTGTTTAGTGCCATGGCATAACCACAGGAAACTTCATTTAAGAATAATTCGTGGAACTTGCCATGCATCATAGGCTTACTTGTCATTTCATATTGTGGAAAAAACAATTCCTTGATATCCTTGAAAAATTTATCCGCTACACCACTAAGCTCGTAGTCATATCGATATAGCAAACCAAACTTTTCACCCTTGGAAAGAAATTTATTGACAACCAACCGCCCAAAGTATGTGGTCTTACCACCAGTACGGTTACTTGTTACCATATATATTTCGGGTCTTTTATTATTTAAGTCTAATAAGCTTAATAGCTTTGTTCCATCATAATAACTCATATTTTTTCTCCTTTCTCTTATTATAGCACAAAATAGTCATAATGTCAATTAATAGACACGGTGTCTATAATTACACAGGCTGTTGACAAATCGACTCGGTGATGATATAATTATAATAGAAAGGATGTGATTAAAGCAATGGATATGAACGCTATTACAACGGCTATCTCAACACTTGGGTTTCCTATTGTAATGTGTGGGGCTATGTTTTGGTATATGCTGAAAGAAAAAGATGCACACAAAGAAGAAATGAATAGTGTGACAGAAGCACTTAACAATAACACGTTGATTTTACAGAAGTTATGTGACAGACTGGACGGTGATAAAGATGGCAACGTATAATGTACACGGTGGTCACTCCTTAAAGTGCAGGGGTGTAAGTGCATTACTGGACGAAGTAACAGAAGATAGAAAAGTTAAAAACAAGCTGATTGAACTGTTAAGAGCAAACGGTCACACGGTTTATGACTGCACAGATGATTATAGCACTACACAAGGAGCAAACCTTTCAGCTATCGTTTCTAAGTGTAACGCTCACAACGTTGACCTTGACATTTCTATTCACTTGAACAGTGCAAGAAATGACCCTCACGGCGACGGCAAATGTGGCGGTGTAGAAGTCTATGGATATGACGATAGAATCTATGGAACAGCCTATCGTATTGCTGAAAGCATTGCAAATACGCTCGGTATCGGTTTCCACGGTGCACCAGTAAAGTATAACACTGGTTTATATGTTCTCAGAAAGACTAGAGCGAAAGCGATTCTGATTGAGTGCTGTTTTGTAGATGATAAAGACGATGTAAATAGATGGGACTCTACAAAGTGTGCCATGGCTATTGCATCTGCGCTTGGATGTAAAACAAATGTAAGCACAACACCTGTGAAACAGAATACAAGTGTTTCATCTTTGAACCGTCCACTGGACGCTTCTCGAAATGCAGGGCAACGTGAAACATACTTCCCAGTATTCAAGTCAAGTAGTTGCTCTATTGTGGATTGCTTAAAATCCATTGGTGTAGATTCTAGTTTCGCATACCGACAGCGTATCGCAGGAAAGAACGGTGTAGCGAACTACAAAGGAACAGCACCGCAGAACGATAAACTGGTTTCACTTGGTAAGAAAGGAAAGCTGATTAAACCGTAATGTCTATTAACATTAACAAGGGTTATCAATGGGCTATAAACACCTGCAACGCCCCTAACGTGGGATACTCCCAACAATACCGATATCAAAAGACGGTAAATGGTATCACATATTATGATTGTTCCACGTTTGTGGGTTATGCAGTAATTGAAGCAGGATTCGACTTAAATATTAGCGGTTTCTATACTGGAAATATGGTAAGTATTCTAAAAGGCTTAGGATTCACACAATATGATAGTAAAGACGTTGAATGGAAACCATTCGATATTCTGTGGAGAAGCGGACACACAGAGATTTGTTACCAAGGTAGTGAGCTAGGAAAAGGCATTACAATGGGGGCACATACAAACGGCATCCCATTAGCAGACCAAGTAAGTATAAATAATGGTGATTCTACAGCAAATAGTTTCCCTGTTTTGTTACGATATGGTGAAGGTGGAGCTACTGGAATAGGTGCAAGTATCTATGTAATATCCGCTCTATGCGGTAACGCTTGGAGAGAGTCCAATATTAACCCGGCTCTTAATGAGCGTGGCGGTGGTGGTTTTGGTTTATTCCAGTGGACAGGTGGAAGAAAGACAGCTCTGTTGGAATATCTTAGTTCACAGGGATTATCAAGTACAGACCCAAACGGACAGATGCAATACTTGATTGAGGAAAATGACTGGATTGGCACAAGCCACGGAATCTCATCACTTGATGAATTCTTACATTCAACCAGTACAGATATAGCAGGTCTAACCGAAGCATTTATGTCATGTTGGGAAAGACCCGGTGTTCCTGCTCTTGATGAGCGTATACAGAACGCAAACAAGTGTTACAACTTTATTCAAGCGCATGCAAATGACACTACAATCAATAGGTGGGTATCAGAGGATAGGTATTTATCGGAATCAGAGATACTTAATAATGCAGTTTTAATGTACCGCTTTTATAGCGTTGGTGGCGGCGGTGGTGGTGGTTCACCGTGGAAACCAAAGTCGAAATTCCCTATGTGGTTCGCTATCATAGGCGGTGGAATTAACAGGAGATATTAAAAATGGCAGTTTTATCGAAAGAAGATTTTCTAAATCTAATCAAAGAGAGAACAAAAGACAACACAGATGATGAAACATTGAGATTCATTGAGGATGCGACAGATACAATCAATTCATTATCCGACACAGACGGTGAAGATTGGAAAACCAAGTACGAGGATAACGACAAAATGTGGAGACAGAAATATAAAGAGAGATTCTTTTCCGCAGGTGATAGCGCAGGAAATGAAGATAAATCTAAAGAAGAGGAAGAAGAAAAAGACGCAGAAATCGTAGCAGAAAATTTTGATGAATTATTTAAGTAAAGGAGAGATAATAAGATGGCTCACAGAGTTAAACTAACAACACTGGATGCTAGCTCGTTAAAAATCATTAACACTATCAGAGAAAACGCATCTTACGAGTATCAGCAGAATGTTCCAGTAATCACAGACGCTAAAATGATTCCTAAAGTTGGAGAAATCATTGTCGGAAATGGTTCTTTACAGAATCAGTTCCTTAACGCACTTATGAACAGAATCGCAAAAGTGGTGATTGAAAGTGCAACATTTAACAATCCATACGCACGCCTTAAAAAAGGATACCTTGAAACAGGTGAGACAATCGAAGATATCTTTATTGGTATCGCTAACGTGGTAGAATATGACGCAGAAAAAGGCGAAGCAAGGGAATTTAAGAGAAATCTTCCTGACGTAAGAAGTGCTTTTTACGTTATGAACTGGCGTACACAGTACCCACTTACAATTCAAGATGAAGATTTGAAAATGGCATTCACATCCATTGACGGTGTAACATCATTCATTGCGAAACTGGTTGACGGTATTTACACAGCCGTAGAGTATGACGAGTTTTTACTGTTTAAGTATCTGCTTATTAAGTCTATCTCACATGGTAAGACTACACCTATTTCAATCGGTGACGGTACAGTGCTTACAAATGATGCAAGCAAGTATAGAGGTATTTCTAACAAGCTGACATTTATGAGTAAGAAATATAACCAAGCAGGCGTAAGAACAACAACACCGAAGTCAAGACAGGCAATCTTTATGGATGCTGAATACAATGCTAAATTTGACGTTAACGTTCTTGCAAGTGCTTTTCACATGGAAAAAGCAGACTTCATGGGTCGACTTCATCTGATTGATGACTGGACAAGTTTTGACAATGAGAGATTCAATATCATTCGTGCAAATTGTGACTCTATCGAAGAAGTTACAGCAGAAGAGCTGAACGCAATGAGAAACGTAAAAGCTGTTCTTGTTGACGAGAATTATTTCCAAGTCTATGACAACCTGTCAAGAATGACAGAGCAGTACTGTGCAAGCGGTCTGTACTGGAATTACTTCTACAATACATGGAAAACAGTTGCTGTTTCACCGTTCTCCAACATGGTCACATTCGTAGTAGACGGGGCTGACATTGCACAACCAGCTACAGTGACAGTTGAAGTAAGCAGTAAAGACATTGCAGAAGAAGCAACAGTATTTACGCTTGAAGTACAGGACGATAACGTATCACTTGCAAACGGTGCTTACCAATTTGTACAGACAGAAGATGCTGTAACAAACGGAATCGCTATCCACAAATATGGTGCTGTAATCTTCCCAGCAGGAAAGACTACTACAACACTTGAGATGGTATACGGTGGTTACAAGTATACAGCATCTTCAGCACTTACAACTTCCTCAAACGTAGGCGATACAATTACCTTTAACAAGGGTGATGCCGTAGCACTTACAGTAGAGGGTGGAAAAGCTGTGGCAGACGAGCCGACTACAACAGGTGTTAAGAAACTTAATTAACTTATACTTAGGTATCGTGATTCTGAAATACGAGTCACGTTACCTATTTACGTGAAAGGAGTTAATATGGCAAGACAAACATATGCGGACAATGTGGACGCAAACGGTAAAGTGTTTAAGACAGTCGGGGATAATATCCGCATGGGTGCAAGAGCAGGAGAGTTAATTGACTTTTCAACTATTACCGATAAACTGGATGCACTTGAACCTGAGATTTCAGCGTTACAAGCTGATGTAACGGAAAACGAAAAGGGAATCAAAAAGAATAGTGACGATATTAGTTCACTAAATGAAGATTTAGTGAAGGAAACAGATAGAGCAAAACAGGAAGAAAAAAGAATTGAGTCTTTGTTTACTGGTGACGTTGAAGTTTCTGTCGCTAATTGGTTAAACGAACATCCCGAAGCTACAACAACAGTGCAAGACGGGGCTATAACAGAGGTTAAAATATCCAATTCGTTACTTCCTTTTATTAAAAATGAATATGTTACACCCGAAATGTTTGGTGCTATTGGTGACGGCGTAGCTGATGATACAACAGCAATTAAAACGGCTATAAATAATGGTAGTGTTATAATCGGAAACAAGGTATACAATATAACTGAACCTATTAATGTTCCGAGTTATAAAAAGATTATTTTTAACAATAAAATTACTAACAATAGTGGAAACGTTTTTGAAATTAATGGCACGCAGGTATCAATATATGCTAAAAGAATTTTGTCTAGTAATAATTGCTTTAGCATTGGTAACAACGTATTCACGCAATTCGTAGATATTAGTTTTGGGAGTATACACGGTGAAAATGGTTTTTTAATTGGCGGAAATTCTGATGGTACTTTAGATGTAAATATCACAGGCAATTATATCGGTTTTACTGGAAATGCAATAAAGATTGATACAACAAATAGTTATGTTGGTGAAATTCATTTCTATAACGCAAGGTTGCAATCTGATACCCCAACAAACAACTATGCTATTGATATTGATTGTGATTACAACACTTGTACTGGTATTTCTCTTACAAATTTATCTTTTGAGGGAGATATGAACGGAATACATGTTTACAATATGCACGATAATAAAACATGCGAATATATAAATATTGACAACGCTAGAATAACGGAATTAACATCTAAATACAATAAAAAAGCTATAAAGTTTGAAACTAAAGAAAATTACACTTCTAGTTCAGTGAGAGGTTATATTAATTTCGATTACGCAAATACGGATTCTTTTGACTTTTCAAATTATAAACCGGATATTGTTGATACATTTAGAGGTAGTGGGTATGTTAGTTCGTTTACAGGGCATCACTATATAGGTTTTTCCACTTTTTATGGTTGTATATCATATTATTTATCAAAACAATCTCAAACTGTTGAAGGGACACCGGATAGAAACACCATATACGCTAAAATGATTATAGTTGACACAGATGGGGGAAGAACAAATTATAAAAATTTCCTGCCATGTGAGGAAATTTATATTTATTTTAAGGTAGACGCAACATACACCATTAGATTAAATGCAGAAACTTCTAGTCAAATAGCTATTAATGGTAAGGCAAATGAGATATATAAGTTATTATTTGTGCCAAACGCTAATTCAAAAGGCGGTAAATCGTATTTATATTTAATATCAGCGAATGCATCGCAATATGACTATTAAAAGAGGACTATAATTAACCAAGAAAGTGAGGTGATACCTTGATAGAACCAAAAACAGACATTCGACTATTAACCAATGTACCCCTAGACCCAACCTATAACCACACCATTCGATTCACAGACTACACAGCGCAAAGCACCTACTTTGCGAACAAAACCAAGCACCAACTGACACGCCAAACCTATCAGCGTGTACAGCGTGGTTATGCTAAAGTCCAGTTATCCGCAGACGATTGTTACGACTGCAACTATATGATGTTTCGTAACACTTCCTACGGTTCAAAGTGGTTCTACGCCTTTATCACTGGTGTAGAGTATCTCAACGACAACGCATGTTATATTACATTCGTGTTAGACGTTCTACAAACATGGTGGTTCGACTTCACCATTCGAGACAGTATGGTTGTTAGAGAACACAGTGCAACGGACGCAATCGGTGACAACATTCTCCCCGAACCTGTGAAATTGGGTGAATATGTTGAAGGTAGCACTGGTGGAAGTATCAATCTCATGAAAAACCTATCTGTGGTAGTTGCTATCTGTGATAATGAAGAACAAAATATTGGCGGATTGTTTGAGGGTGTATATTCGGGGTGTACTTATTACGCTTTTGATGTGAATAGTGAACTTGAACGAGAAAAGCTGTATGCTCTCAACCTTAAATATGTTCAATCTCCCGACAGTATTGTAGCTATGTGGATGTGCCCAACCATGTTTATCGGGTCAAAAGCTGATGACGGTAAGATTAACAACACAGCAACAGGGTCTTCTTACGATTCTGACGGAACAGAAATCTCACCGGTGAATCCTGCTACAACATCATTGAACGGATACATGCCTAAGAACATGAAAATGTATACTTACCCGTATAACTATTTTCAATTCGATAACGGTGTAGATAACAGTCTTGTACTGCGATACGAGTTCTTTGAAGATTTAACACCACGATTCCGAATAGAGGGTACAAAGAATACGCCAGTAAAAGCCTGTGTGTATCCAACACACTACAAAGGTAGTGGAGAAACACCTTATCGAATGGAATCCTTGAACATGATGGACTTTCCGTTATGTTCTTGGAACAATGACGCTTATAAGGTGTGGCTTGCTCAAAACACTTACATTAACAAGGTGAAAATGGCTCAAACCGTCACAAACTCAACAGTTGGTGCAGTGGCAGGAATGACCATGGGTGCATTAAGCGGCAATCTTGGCGGCGTTGTTGGTGAAGCAGTAAACGCAATTATGCAACCTGCAAACGAGTACATTAACCAGACGCTCAACGATTATTCCGCAAGTATACAAGGTGATTTATTCCGTGGTACACTTGGCAACAGTAACCTACTGGTAGCGCAGGGGGAAAATAAATTATTCTACCGTAGAATGTGTATCCCATACGAGTACGCTCGAAGCATTGATACATTCTTTACCATGTTCGGATACGCTTGCAACAGAGTAAAACAACCAAACGTGTGCAGTGGTAACGGTTTAAGACCACACTGGAATTACATTCAGACAAGTGGATGCGTAGCTCGTGGAAGTGTTCCTGCTCCCGATATGCAAGTTATCTGTAAAATCTTTGACAGTGGCATTACATTTTGGGAAAATGGTGAAGAGATTGGTAACTATTCATTCGATAATAGTCCAACATAGTGAGGTGATAATAGTTGGGAAGAAATAGAAGAAACAAATATAAAAACCAGTTTTGGACTAGTGCGGTGCAGAATTGCGTTACATGGCAGTATTACTATAACAGATTAAAGGAAATTGCAATCTCATGTATCGAATGGAAGAACTTACCCGATACAGTTGATGCGAGATTCTTGGAGCTTACATTGTTTGAGGATGGTGCAGGAGTTTACTTCAACGATGAGGTGCTTGGAAACCTGTTCTTACAGGCAACACTTGACGGTAGACTAAACGTGTACCGTGAACCAAAGTTCACGAAAGCCTATGCGGTGACAGGATACTTAAAAGACCTTAACGATACAAACAGCGTTATCATTCACAACAATATGCTACACACAAACAGCGTGGAAGCATGCAAAATGTTTGCAATGAGACTGGCTAATATTGACAGAACGATTGACGTAAACATCAATGCACAAAAAACTCCTGTATTGATTAAGTCGGGAGAGAATGAACGGCTGTCAATGGTAAACTTGTATCAACAGTATGACGGTGGTATGCCGTTTATCTTTGGAAGTGACCAGTTGAACACAGACAACATTACAGCATTAAGGACAGATGCCCCATTCGTAGCACCACAACTTTACGAATTGAAAACAAATATATGGAATGAAGCACTGACCTATCTTGGTATCTCAAACGTAAACATTACGAAACGTGAGAGACTTGTGAGTGACGAGGTGAACCGTTCGCAGGGTGGTAGCATTGCAAGTAAGTTTAGCCGATTACATGAACGACAAGTTGCTGTTGAGAAAATCAACAAAATGTTCGGCACTAACATTAGTGTAGATTATCGGGAAGAGCTTGACACGTCTTTAGACGGATTAAATGTTTCACGTGAAACATCACAGAAAGGAGATGACACAGGTGAGTAGTTACACAACAGAGGTTCGCTTCATCTGTGAATCTCTTTACCGACTTGAACACAGCGCAGGTTACAACGATATTGAAAAAATATTGAAAGCTGTCCACAAAAAGATATTCGACTTTGATTATCCAATCTTTGACGAGAAGTACAGAAACGCACTTGAAATAAAGATTTTAAGACACTTCTACACAAGGGAAATTGGCTTTGAAACAGTCGGGTTATGGAAGTTGAAACTTGCTGACAAGATGAACACTATCATGCCATACTACAATAAGTGGTACGCTAGTGAGTTACTAAAGTTCAATCCTTTATGGGATACAGACTTTACAAGAACAGGAAACATTAAAGACACAAACAAAAGTAAAAACAACAGCACTTCAAACAGCACAACAACAGACAACGGAAAACAGACAAACAGCAACGCAAGCAAAACAAAAAGTAAGTTTTCGGATACTCCGCAGGGTAGTATTTCAAGCCTTGAAAACGATACTTACCTTACAAACGCAACGATTGACGAAACAAACGGAAGTTACACAAACACAGCAGAAAACACAAATGTAAACAATTCAACCAACGAGATTAACCACGAAGCAAATAACTTGAATGAATACCTTGAAACGGTGCAAGGAAATCGTGGTGTATTTGACAATGGTACAATGTTAAAACATTATCGTGATACATTCACTAACATTGATAAGATGCTATTGAATGAAATGGAAGATTTGTTTATGCTATTATGGTAAAGGAGAAAAAAACGTATGTATGATTTTGATAGAAACGGCTGTATGGTTGGCAATCCTGTGTTACCATTAACATATGATGATTCATTAAGTTATGAAGAGCAGATTGCAAAACTTTACAAGATGTTCAACGAACTGAAAACAGACAGAATTTACAACAACACGTTCAACATTACTGACAACACAAAATTAGCAGATGCAGTAATCCCAAGAAAACTGATTCGTAACTATACCTATGATATGATGGTAGAAGATATCGACACCCTGATGCTGAACTATCCAAAGGTGCGTAAGAAGATTATCGGTACTTCTGTGTTAGGACTTCCGCTGATTGCTATGGAGTATGGAACAGAGACAGCTACACGTCATATGTTTGTATTTAATGGTTTCCATGGTACAGATTGCAGTGCTAGTATTGCGATTGCACAGATGGAAGTGCTTGCCAAAAATGCTACTTACGGTGGGGTTGATATGTGGAGTGAGATTCTTGACAATGATACTTGCATCCACGTAATTCCAATGGCGAACCCGGATGCATGGATGCTTGGGCTACAAGGGTACAGCTACTTTAATGATATTCCCGAAGCAATCAAAACAAAGATTGAAGAACTGGTTACTGACTATATCAGAAACCATGCGAAAGACGAAGCAGACGGTTCTACATGGGATGTAGAGAGTAGAACAGACCTTGAAAATTACATTCGTTCCCTCGGTGGTGACCCAAGTGTAAGCTATGAAGCGTATGTTTTTCGTGAGAAAGACTTACACGCTTGGAAAGCGAATGCAAACGGTATTGACCTGCATTACAACTGGTGGACAGATGCCATGAAGAATACAGTTGACGTTGCTTTGAAAGGTGTCAACTATGGTCATGCTGATGCGTATGTATATGGTGCACAAGGTATTAGAGCGTATGTTGATGAAAATGCTTCATATAGAGCTTATATTTCACAGTATGAGAGAAGTGACGGAAATTATTATTTCACGTTTATGAACTATCATCAAAAAGGACCTACTAACATTTGGAACTACAGACTGAAAGGGTTACAGAACAACCGTAACTTTGACTGTGGTGTTAAGCTGTGTGAATTGATGCAAGTTCCGTATTCCCCACAAGTAGGAAATCAAAGCACACCAATCGGATTCAGTGCATGGGCAGGTATTAACTACGCAGGAAATTACACATTAAGTTACACAAATGAAGTAGGTTGGAAACACGTGAAAAAACGTGGTGACTGGTGGGACGATACAAACAGTGATATTGTGAGAAGCCCTGTTCCCGACAATCAGTGGAATGATATTTATGCAAGCAACAAAGCTGTGTTTATTTGGATGCTGAGATACTACGCAAGTTTGAGAGATGTGTGGAATAGACACCAGTATTTGAGCGAATATAACTTAAAAGACAGTTACACTGATGAACGTTTCGCTATTCCTAGTATGGCTATGATGTTAAATATTGCAAATAAAGTAGGTGCTTACTACACTTCATTAAGTGAAATGGGATTCAGTAACTATGGTATTAATGCAACGTTAGACGATATTTTAACAAAGCTTAACTGGAAAGCATCCGCAACATTTAATATTGGCTCTGCAATGACAGTGAGTAAAGACCTACCTACATGGGCATTCACTAAGAGTGGTAACATGAAAGTATTCCCTGTTAGTTCAACTCAAATGATGTGTGAATTCTATCCGAATAAAACAACATTTACTTACAGATGCTTGTATATTAAAGATAGTGACACAGAAATGCACAGAACAGATTGGGTTAATATTACGCCTACAACGACTGACTATGTAAGCATGGGTATTGCTGATGGGGTTGTAAATAGTAGTGTAAAAGCTATTGCAAGCAAAGTGCCTATTTATCATGAACTTATTATTGACTTGAATAAGAATGATAATAATGTGGCAGGAGTACCCGATGGCGTTGGTGATTACTATAGGCTCAAAGTCATTGGTCACAGACCGAATAACAGAGTGGAAATTAATGATATCTCTAGTGGTAATACGTGGGTGAGCCACTATAGCAGAACAAATGATGAACTGCAAAAGTGGTACAAGATTCAGGCTACACCCATCGACGAGCAGTGATATCACTGCGCGTAATGGTGAGCAAATAAACTTAATTAAACAAGGGAAAGGAGAAATTGGTATGGCTTGGAGTGTAAAAAAAGGTAGTGTTGAACCGTCAAGTTACACTAAAATTGATTCTAATGGTAATCTTTATGTGGGGTTAGGACAGGTTGCAGGAACTCTTACTGTAGAGGGAACGTTGGATGACGCAACAGCGACAGCAACAGTTACTGTTGAGGTTGAAAACGTTACACCTAACGTAGCAAATGCAAAATGCGACAACTCAAAAGCAGGTTCAAGGCAATTCTCAATTAAAGCAGGTACTAGAACTATTACTGGTGGTGAATGGAGTCTTGTTAAAACACATTCAACTGCAATCGGTACTAACACCAAAATAGCACAAGATGGTACGTTATCATGGGATAGAACACAGGCAAGTGGGCAGATTGGTGTTTCATGGACTAAAGATGGCGTAACAAAGAGTATACCTATTGTGTTCGCTAAAGCAAGTGCAACTGTTACGCCCTCGACAGTAACAGTTAAAAACGGTGCTAGTCAGCAATTTACTATTGAATAATGGTAAACATAATAAGAGTGACAAGGTGTAAAGCCTTGTTGCTCTTTTCTTAGTACTTATGTGAAATCGATTTCATAATACGAAATTTATTATTGACAAATAGTGGTACAGTGTGGTACTATAGAATAGTGCAGAGGTGAGCGAAGCGAAGCGAAGCAGTGTTCCCATTTAAGTGAGCAAGGGAGCAGAGCGAACGAGCGGAACAGCGAGCGTAGCGAGCGGACGCCCTGCGTACCGC